GGGGGTGAGCTTGTCAGTGTTCTCGCCGATGAACGTGATTACCTGGACGCGGCGGCTGTCGGGCGTCTTCTTGATTGGCGCGGCCTCGCCTTCAACCTTTCGCGGTGCGGCGTCGGGCGTTGCCTGCTTCGGCTCGGCGGCCGCCTTGTCGAAGAGCTTGCCCTTCGGGGCCTCTGGTCCGGCGGCGGGCCGTGGCGACGGCTTGGCGGGCTCTCGCTCCCAGTCGGCTTCCTCGACGGTGTAGAACCCGGACAGGCACCCAGGGAACACGGCGCGGACCCCTTCGGCGACCACGCGGGCAGAGAGCATCTGCGCCGGGAACTTCTTCCAGTTATCCTTCCCGGTTAGCTGGGCAGCGGCGGCGCGGGCCATGTCCCAAGTGACGGTCAGGTCGCCACCTTGGTGGTGTGAGAACGTGGCTGTCGCCACCTTGTCGGTACGCTCGAGCCACTGGATCCGGCCGCCTGCCGCCTGGAAGCGAGCCAGGGCGCTCTTGGAGTTCATCGCCGGGCGGCCCTGAATAATGTCGAACTCCTGGGCGACGAAAGCAGGGTGGCGGCCCTCGGCCTGGGCGAGGAGCATCAGGGGAAGAAGCTCGTCGGCAGTCTTGCCGAACATCTTGCCCGAGCCCATGGCCTTAGCCATCTTGTCCAGATCGTTGTAGGGGATTGTTGCAAGTTCGTTCATAGCTTAGCCCCTCCCGGAGCCGATCTTCGTTTCGGCGAAGACTTCAATTCCACCAATCATGGCCGCCGCGTTCGGGCCGATGGCTTTGACCACCTTCAGGATGTACGCCTCGTTTGGCTCGAGGTAGTCGTCCTTGATCTTGGCCTTGTCGATGATGCGGAAGTTCCAGGTGTTCGTGACGCTGATTCCGGCGACCTTCGTCGGCTCGGATACGGCCGGGATGATGACCTCGGCGACAGCAACGGGGGCGTCGGGGGTCGGCATCGACGCCTCAAGCTGGCGCTGGGCTTCAGCCATGGCGGCGGCGGCGGCGCGTTGCTCGTCCCGGATCCTCGCCTGCTCAGCCTGGACAAACGCGCCCATCTTGCTCTTGATGATACGTTCGACGGCCTCGGACTTCTTCAGGAAAGCGGCCTTGGTCGTGGTGACGGCGTTGTAGGCGTCATAGGTCCGCTTCCGCTCGGGCTCGAAGTAGTCGGCGATGTCCTTTTCCCATGTCTTGAGCTTCTTGAGCCCAAAGGCCGCGTCTTCGTACTGCGCCTGCGTCTCAACGACTACCTCGGCGGCTTCGGTAAGGTACGCCTCAAAGGGCTCCCGGATGGCCTCAAGGGCCTCGAAACGGTTCTCTACGGCGCTGCTCATATTCCCCCAAGGCATTCGATGTCGTTGACGTCGGTGAAGTCCGCGAAGCTCATGCCCCGCGAGCACTCCAGGTTGAGCGCGTAGGCCGGAGCGTGACCCCGGTCGTGATTGAGCGCCCCGAAGAGCTGGAACGCCTTGAGCAGAGGGATACGAAGCACTCCGTCCTCGTCTCTTGACCATCCGTCACTGACGGTGGTATGGTTCTTGGCAAGCGTGGTCGTCACGTTGTTGCCTCCTTTCCGAACAAGCTCCCCTGGCCGGGAGCTTTTTCATTTTCCGGCAACGCCGGGGTTGTCTTTTCCTTCATCCGCTTTTCCACGAACTCGGCGAATTCCGCGAGCAGTCCCTCGCGTTCGATGATGTCGATCTGCTTGCAGTCGTTCACCACCGCCATCCGCTCGAAGTTGATCCCGGTGTCGTACGCGAAATCCGAGTACAGCCTCGCCCAGACACTCCCACCCTCGCGGCCCATCAGGGTGGCGAGCATGGGGATCTGCTGAACGATGACGGCGCGGTGGTTGGTGTTCATCAGGACGCCTCGCTCAACTTCGCAGCGAGCCACACTTCGCCCTTCCCGGTGATGAGCGTGGTCGTGTGGTTCACGATCCTATCGCCGTGCGGAATGGTGGTGACGTGGGTGCGGAAGTATTCGCGGTCCAGGTACTCCTGTTTAGGAACCCAGTCCATGTTCGAGTTCCGGAAGAGGATGCCCATGCGCTGGAGCTTCGGGAAAATCTTGATCGGTCCCTCGCCGAGGTTCTTGGCAAAGTCCTTGATGGTCATCCCGTTGTCCGCGCTGGCAATCCTGTCAGCGGCCAGCACCTTCGGAGCCTGTTCCTCGATGACGCGGGCCTGAGCCTCAATCTGCTCGGTGGCCGTGGCGAGGGCGCGCAAGGACTCGGAGAAGGTCTTCGGGATCTTGGCGGCATACACGCCGAAGCGCCGGATGCTGGGGATAACCTCGTGCGTCACCCACCGCTTGAACGTGCGAGCTTCAGGCTTGCGAGAGCCGAGGACCAAGGCGTACAGCCCGGGCTCGGAGACGATGATCACATGCTGGTCGCCGCCAGGGGTGTGAATTGAACTCACACCCTTTTCGTCGTAGTCCAGGCGCTCAAGAGCCTTTCGATCCAGGTCCAAAACCTTCAGCACGTCAGCGGCAACGAACCAGGGCTCGCCGTCGCGGATCAGCGTGCGGACCTTGAGGCCGTCCTTCTGGAAGACCTGCAGGCCGCTCACGCCGACCGTCCTTCCGGAACCCTCTCCGACTCTTTCACCAGTTCACGGGCCTCGAGGCCCTCCTCAAACAAGACGCGGAGCATGGACGCCCGACTGCGGCGCTCCGTCTTGGCCAGTCCGTCGAGCTTCTTCACCTGATCCGGTTCGAGCCGGACCCCGACAAGTTGGTTCATCTTGTCCTCCCGTTGAATACGATACTACTGTTAACGGTGCGTGTCAATTGTTTCTGTAGTGCTTGCGGCGATTCTCTCCGAAAATGGAAGCATGGCGAAAGAGTTTGTTGGTCTGCGACTTCCCCCGGAACTCATCAAGTCGGTTGACAACCTGGCGAAGGAAGAGACGCGCACCAGGGCCAACGCCATTGAGCGCATCCTGACCATGTGGTTTCAGGAGCACCGCCCCGACCTCTTGCCGCCAGCGGAAACAGGGCACACCTGACTCACCGCTTCGCCACCTTGTCACACCCGGCCGAAGTGCTGGCCACGTATCGCCACGATCCATTCGGCGGGGAAGTCTTCGACCTCGGGAGGCGCTTCCATGTCGACGAACAAGTCAAGCTGCGCGGTCATTGCTTAACCCTAAACAGCACAGACACGCCGTCGGGCCTGGACCATGGCATACACCGCACTAGGGACGGGCCGCCCTGCTGGCAACCTCGGCGGCGATAGTCACAGTGATTGCAGATGTTGTCCGTCGTCTGCAGATCCCCCTTCTTGGTCGCTACCATTCCTGCAGGTGTGTTCCGCTGGTCGATGTCTCCGAACGATAGCTCAGGTTGTGCGGTCATCTCCCCTCCCAGCAGCGCCACCCGTGGGCTGTTATCGGGAAGTCGGCGCGAATCCCTCCGCCGTAGCCCCTGGGGTTCGTGCAGTGGAACGTTGGCGACCCGTTGAAGGTCGAGCCTGTGGCCTTATGCCAGCGACAGTCACTGCAGACGTGGGGAGTCGGCTTGGGGGACGGCGAGTCGAGGGCGGCGGTGAAGTCGAGTTGAGCAGTCACGCCTTCACCTCGAAAAGCTCCCCAGCCGCGGGGACCGTCGTCAGGTGGCACCACTCCGGGAACCCACTGCCGGGCATCTCAGTGGGCAAGGGTCGGATCGGCTCACCGATGGCGAAGCGGTTGCACCGACCACCTATGCAGAAGTAGCCGCACTCGGGGCCGCAGTGATCGATGGGAGCGTAGCCTTTGCGGGGCACGTAGACGGTCATCGGTCCGAGCTTGGTCATCACCGTCCCACTTTGCGCTGGAGCAGGGCGTGGATGGCCTTGCTCAAGGTGTCAGTGTAGGCGAGGTACGGCAAACCGTTGGGAATGTTGTCCAGTACCCACGAATCTACCAGTCTAGCAACATCCTCCACCGTTGGCACCACCCTCTCGCTTGTGGGGTTGGCGGCGAGGGCTTTGCGTACTATGTCCCTCGTTCGCTCCATACCCTCGACAAGGCGACTCCGTGGCGATTCCTTGCGAAGATCCATCATGGACTCTCGGGCGTTATCCAAAGCCTCCCGCAACCGAGCAACCTCGGCGTCACGGGCTCGGGTGTTCCACTTGTCGGGAGTAAGGGTTGCACAACCGTGCGGACATTTGGCGACTTCATGCTGTTCGTTTTCGTAGTGGCCTGTTCCGTCAGGTTCATCCCTCACAAAAACCTTGACTGCCTTGGTCATTTGTCGGTGCGGCGTTGCCCCACAAAACGGGCACGGTTTCAGATCACTCACGGCTTGCTCCTTTGGTCGGTGGTGCGGGGAGGCTCACGGGCTTCCCGCATGAAGGGCAATACTTCATATCGTTTTCAGCGGGGCCTCCGTCGGGGAATACCCACTCACATCCACACCCTGCCGACCACGACTCGGACCACTCGTCTTGACTCCATCCGCAACTCCCCACCACTTGCGGCGTGGCTTGTGCGGTGAGGTGGGCGAGGAACGGGTTGTTCTCATCGTCGCACTTCGGGCAGTGCTGCACGGTCTTGTTCTGACCGCCGTCCCTGGTCTTGTAGTAAATCAGATGCTTCTTGCACATGGCACCGGGGACGTACATCGCCCCACTCAGGTCCACGGGTTGCGGGGCGGGGGCAATCTCCGAAAGGTACCGCCCTTCAAAGTTGGCGAACGACTCGCCTTCTGTTGTGTCATTGCCATCTGCCCACCAGCCAAAAGCCGCATCCATCGCGTCGACCATTTGAGCGCGTGTGTACCATACCGCTGGTTCGGCGGGGGTGAGGGTGTCATTCTGCCAAACGTGCTCGGTGACGTAAGCCTCGTCGCCCATGAGTTCCTTTCGGACTAGCTCAGCGTCCTCCTTCCGGGCAAATCTGACGGCCTTGGATGCGTCGGTAGTATGCCCTGGGATCGTGCATTGTCCGGGGCACCACCACAGCGCCCGTCCGTTTACGCTTCGTTCAATCAGCCAGCCTTTCACTCTCTCCACCCTCCCAACCGCGCCAACTCCTGGGCGGTCGTCAATCTCGTCTCCAACTCCCCCACGTGGTCGCACAACTGTCGCGCGACTCCCTCGACCAGCGATTCCCAGGGGTGGAAGTTAGTCATCCACTTGGCGACCAGGGCCTGCGCTTCGGGTTGGGTCACTTGACGTAGCCCTCCGCGCGAAACCGAGCTGCAACCTCGTCGGCCGAGAACGCGACGAACGCCAAAGCCTTGTTCATGGTCGCCGCCTCAAGGAACGCCTTCTGTTCGGGGCTGACTCGGCCCCCTGGCTTCTTCACTTCGATGGCAAGGAACCGCCCGTCGGGGAGGATACCGAGAACGTCAGAGAGGCCGGGAAAGCCGAAGCGCACCATCTGCTCACGGCCAGTCCGGTCGGTGAACTTGGTCGCCCCGGTGTTCTGCCGCCAGACGATGAAGCCAGACAGCTTGAGGTACTGGACGATGCCCTGCACGATGTGGGGCTCCTTCTCGAGCGGGAGCCGGGAGCGGGTCGCCGCCCTCACTGCGCGGCCGCCTGAGTCTCGGTGAACAACTCGCCTTGCTCGGTTCCACCCTGGGCGAAGTCCTTCACCAGGTCGCGCAACTGCTTGACCGCCGCATTGTACTCGTCCTTGACCGAGTTCTCGACGCTCCGAACCATCCGCAAACCGCCCTCGGTGACGGTGCGCGTCTCGTCGAAGCGGTCGACCTTTTGCAGGGGAAGCTTGAGGTCGGAAACCATCTCGGTATCCTCAAGGGCGATGGGGCTGACAAGGAACACTTCGACCTTGCTCCCGGGCACGTCACCCTCGGACCAGGTAACCGACGCGAGGTCAAAGCTGACAGGGGCCTGAGCACGGATCGAGCCGTCGGCGTCGGTGATGACGCGCAGACCGTGGAACTCGAGGGCCAGGCGGGCGACCAGCTTCGCGGCCTTGAGCAGTGCGCCCTTGGGCTGAGAACCCGTGCGCCACGTCAGCAGCTCAGGCTTGTTCGTCGCTTCGTTGTGCCGCTCGAACTCGACCACGTAAGGCCAGTCGCGCGTCTCCATTTTGAACTTCATGACAGTCTCGACCATCTGACTACGCCTCCTTGGCGTTCATCTCAATCGCGCGGGACAACAGCCCCGCTTGCAGTCTTGCCAGCGCATGGCTGACAATCTTGGGCTCTGAGCGTTCGGCGAACCAAACCACCGCGCCGTCCTGGAACTTGTGGAACCCGTCGCACCGCATGGCCTCGTAGGCTTGGCCGACGATCTGGCGCTTGTGCAGACGGCGAAGCACAGCCTGGGGCTCGACCTCGTGAACCTTCGTCCCGGTGAACAGCTTCAACTTCGCCACCGTCGGCCGTCCCATGGGCTTGGGCTTGCGCGTCTCGCTCCGGTCGCGCTTGGGTGCCACCTTCGCCTTGGCGGCTCTGGACTCTTTGCGCGCCACCGACCGGGCTTCTGGCTCGACGTCCTGGTAGAACTTGACGAGCTTCCCGGTGCCACCGGATCTGCGGTACGTGTTGAGGTTGTCGTACACGCGATGCTCTTTCGGGCAGTCGTCGATCGTGAAGCGCGGCCGCTTCTCGGGTGGGGTTATGCAGTAATGGAAGTGGTGGTCGTGATCGTAGTCGCCGATCATCTTGAGAGACCTTCCCTCGGTGCTCATCAGCCGACCCTCACAACGGGCACCACGTCACCGTCAAACCCGAGCGCGATGTCGCAAGCTTGGTCGAGGTCCGTGAACTCCTGCGCCTCGGAATCCGGGTACAGCGCCCACCGTCCGTCAACCGTCATCACCATGGATGGATCTCCCGAGCAGTCGACCACGTGCCACGGTCCAGGGTGCGAAGCGTCAGGGTGGTCAGGCAGCAGGGCCGCAACGCCGTCGCCAAGGTGCGCAGACAGTTCGCCAGCGCGGAGGCGGGCAACTTCGAGCGCGGGGTCAGCCATACCGAGACAGGCGTTCCAGCAGGCAACGAGGCGGTGAGCGATGGCCCTGCGGTGCTCGTCGCCGTTACCGAAGGCGAAGAAGCCGGGGAAGCGGTCGGGACCATCGAAGCCAGCGTGGTAGCCGCCAAGGTCATGGAGGACCGACAGCGTGATGTTCGTCAGGTCGTGGGGGTTGAGGGCGTTCACGACGCATCCTTGGGGTCGGCGTAGACTCCCTGCGTCGACACGCGCACCGCCTCGTCATGCATCCGGTCAAGCTCGCGGTCCATAGCCGCCCTGTCGCGGTACACCAGGCCGTAGTAAGCCATGGCGGCAAGCATCGCTACCAGCAACAGACCGATCAGGATCGACGTGAACAGGGCCAGGGCCTCAGTGAGCGGATTCATGGACAACCTCCGGGTCGACAACGGTGACCCACTCCAGGAGCGGGCGAGAGGGGACGATGGTTGAGAAAGCCGACAGGTTTCCGCGATCTTGGTTGACGGGATTTGACACCCCGTGGACGTAGCGGTGGACAGCCTTGGCGATGATCGCGGGGACGGGCCTCCCGGTGGACTGGGCTTCGTCCCACAAGGCGCGGTAATCGGGGTCGGTGATGGTGAGGACGAGGCGGGCGGTCATCCCCGCCTCCGCTTGTCCGCGACAGCCTTCTTCGTCGCCGCAGGAAGCGCGTCCCACTCGGCCTGATGCACCGCTACCGGGACGTCGAGCCATGCGCGGACGGTCTGGAAGTGCCACGTGCGCTTAGCCGGGAAGTCGTACACGCCGTGATTCGGAAGGAGCCACGGATTCACCCGCAGGTGTTGCGCCGTACATCCGAGCTTGAGGGCCACGAAAGCGGTGTCCACATACTCGCGCACCGGGTGACTCTTGAGCAGGTACTCGAGGTCGTCGAGACGTTCCAGGACTGCGGAGTCGCTCACGGCGTCACCCCCTCAACCTTCGAGATCCGCGACACGACCGACCGGAAAAGGCGATGGCGTCCCGGTAGTTCTGGCCGTGCACGTTGTCGCCGTGCTGATCCTGGACCTTGGCCTCGAACGCCTCGAGAGTCCCCGTGAAGCATCCGCACCACACCTTGTCCTCCTCGACCCAAAAGAGCGTCTGACGCCCCTCCCTGCCGATTCCGGCGACCGAAAGGAAGGTGTTGACCTCGCGGCCGCCAATGTTCCTGAGGTCGGCCTCGGAGAGGTTGGCCCCGGAGAGGTTGGCCCCGGAGAGGTTGGCCCTGGAGAGGTTGGCCCCGTAGAGGTTGGCCCCGTAGAGGTTGGCCCCGGAGAGGTTGGCCCTGGAGAGGTCGGCCTCGGAGAGGTTGGCCTCGGAGAGGTTGGCCCCGGAGAGGTTGGCCCTGGAGAGGTTGGCCCTGGAGAGGTTGGCCCCGTAGAGGTTGGCCCGGTAGCCTCCTTCCTCATCCATGATCCACTTCTTGTGCTTCGCCAAGATCTCGCCCAGCTGCTCGGCGGTGTAGGTGCTCACGCTTTCGCCTCCTGCCGCTCAACCGTGTGATCGGCGCGGTAGAGGTCGAGGTCGAGGATGGTGATCTTGATGCGGTTCCCGATGCGGGTGTGCGTGATCTCTTTGGACTTGCAGACGCCGTGGAGGAAGGCTTTCGAGCAACCCAGGTACTCGGCGGCTTTCTGGAGGGAGAGGGTCCGGGGGTGTTGGTCTGTGTTTCCATTTGGAGCGTTCATGGTGTTCATGATAGCGCACATGGAAACATTGTCAAGGGGAAAATGCGCCGTTTGGACAAAGCTTTCCGCCGACAATGATGGTATGGACTTTTGGGATCGCGTTCGGGAGGAGTTAAAGAGGCTGGAGCAGAAGCAAGAATGGCTCTGCTACAAAACGGCCACCAAGGAAAAGCCTGCCATTAGTTTCAACACACTCAGGGGCTGGATTACGAAAGATCGATTCCCAGATGCCGAAGGGGCCCAGCGCCTCGCTGAGGTGCTCGGCGTATCCGTCGAATACCTCGTTACAGGTAGGCACCCCGCCGTAGACGCATGGGCGCTAGAACACCGTGAACTGATAGCCGACCTCAAGGCCCTAACGCCTGAGCGACTGGACGACCTTGCTGACACGGTAGCGAAGCTGGCCGAGAAGTCGAGGCGCGAGTTGGGAAAAATCTCGTCCTCTGGGTCAACAGCGACCTGATCGGGTGAAAAGTAAACGGACCTTCTCTTGAGTTTCGGCAAAGGATTAAACTTTCTCGATTGTAACAAAGTGTACAGCGGTACGGTCTTGACGCGGGGCACAGGTGGGCGTAGGGTTTAGCTATGGGTGGGTTGTGAAATGAGGCTGTTAGTCGGGGTGTCGATTCTAGCTTTGCTGTTGTCGTGCCAAGGTCCATTACCCCAGGAGGAAGGCGCCGTAAGCATCTACCACTTGCCTCTAGCTGGAACCGCCTGGGTTGGGACTGGCGTGACAGGCATGTGGGATGGGACGACGCACTCTTGGGTCGAGACAATGACCGTTTTAAGCCCGACTAGACTAACATGGAGCACGGTGCATTATGACGAACTTGGGCTGGTAACCGGGTCGTCAGGCTACGTAAACGACGACGGAGATAACTTCTCCTACTACGCCTCTGACGATTGTGAGAACGCGTACATTATCACTTGGTTTACGACGAAAAGCGTTCCAGTCAAGAACGACAGCGGAGTAATTGTCGGTTACGTGGAGTTGGATCATCAACCAGCCAGTGCAAGAGTGACCCTGGACACGTTTGACTCGACAGCTACAAAGCTGTGGACAGGTACAGAGTGGCTTACGAAGCAGTGACCCACCGACAAAGATTCTAAATACCGGGAATCCCCGGCCTTTAGAATCCCACCAGCCCAACCCTTATTCCCACCTTTCAGTGGTATTTAGCCTACACCAGCCCCAGCGCCGCCTTCGCTCGAGTAATCATGTCGGCGTCCTCAGGGTGGTCGTAATGTTCCGTCATCCCCGACCCTGGCGCGTGGCCTAGTAGCAGCTGGGCGGCGGCGTCACCGTGGAGCGTTCGGGCCCGCGTGTTGGCCCCGTGTCTGAGGCAATACTGGGTGCGAGGTTTGGCGCTTGACCCGGGCTTGAGCGCCGTGACGCCTGCCCGTACCATCACCCGCACAAAGTGGTGCTCGGCTGTCGTGACCGTCATCGGCTGATCCGGACGGTTGACGAAGCGGATGGCAGGGAAAATAAGATCGTCGGGTTTCGGTGAGAGCTTCAGCCGCCAGTCTTCTAGGATGAGCATGGTCCACGTGCTGACCAGCAGGGCCTTGCGCTTCACCCCCCGTTCCTTGCGCGACGACTTCAGCGGCCCGACTTGCCCAGTACGCCCGACGCGCTCGGAGCAGACGAACGCCTGATGCGCCGGGTGCCAGTGCCGCCACCTGAGCGCGAGCACCTCCGAGGGTCTGGGGCCGGACGTGTCGGCAAGGATCAGCCCGTAAGCCGCCCACCGCCTGCCACCCCACACTCGGTCAAGCTCCTCGAGCGAATCCGGGAACAGGAGTGCCATCTCGTCGGCGGTGAACAGGTCAGGCTCAACGGTCCCCAAGGTCTGCACGGGCACGGTCGAGACGATGCCGCCCGCTATGATCCCTTCGAAGGCCGCATGGTCCAGTACGTGCTTCATTGCTACACGGAGCTTGTTACGGGTCGCCACAGACAGCGGCGCACCAGTCTTCACGCCGATCAACTTCGGGTCGAGGAGCCAAGCGTAGAGGCGTGGCGGGGTCAATGCGGCCAACATGACGCCTCCCCACTTGGGAAGGCAGTAGTCCTCAAGCAGTTGCCGCAGGACGTCCCAGTGGTGGCGCGAGTTCTTCCCGTGTGCGCCTTCGATGTGAGTCACGCGGCGACAGAGGCCGGGAATGAAGAAGTCGCGGGCGTAGACTCCAAAGGTGACGTCGGCCGAGATGCTACCGGATGCCTGGATCAGCGCCCAGTCGACAGCCGCCGTCCGCTTCGTCTTCCCGGAGCTTCGCCAGCCACTCGTTCCCGGTATCACGACGTAGACCACACCGCCTTTGTCGGCCCGTTTCCAGGTTTTCACGTCACGTTCCGTCCAGTCCATACCCCGAGTATCGGCGGAGACTGCCAGGAATCAAGGGCCGGGTTGATGAAAGGTTGATTTGACGGTTGGCGAATAGCGCAAACGGGCGTCACGCGGACAAAGAAAAAGGGCCGTCTTGTCCGGTAGACGGCCCTAAAAGGTAAGCCAACTCGGGGAATCGGACCCCGGACCTGCGCATTACAAGGGAGTGGCACGGTCATGTGGGTAAAGGACTTGCTGGCGGCAGGGTTGACGCTGGGGTTGATTCCACACGCTTTTGCAGGCTGGAAAGGCTACCTAATCCACCCCATAGCCTTGGCCCCTAGCACCGCCAATGCTCCAAGGATAACCCCGCCAGCGCCCGCCAGCAAGTCTTTACGATTTCCACCGATTTCCTTTGACAACCTAAGCGATTAGGTTTATATTGGTATTAAGGAGATCGAAGAAATGAAAGCGAGCAAGACTTACAGTTGGGAAAGCAAGATTGGAACCGTCTACGTGACAATCACCGCCGAACGCGAAAGCAAGATGGTCCGCAAGGCCACCTCGGCTGACGGCTGGGAAGTCGAAGTCGACGAGCGCGTCACGATCAACACCACTGACATCACCGCGAAGTTCGGCGGCAAGACTGTTATCGGGATGTGGATTCCAGCTGGAGACGCAGAACTTAATGGACGCAAGCATATTGGCGGGCAGGCCGATGCACTATCCTTCTCCGACCCCTCCCACTACTACGCCATCAAGGCGCTCTACGCCGAAGTTGTCGCCGAGGCCGAAGCCGATCAGACTTGGATCGACTACCAGGCTATCGTTGCCAACGCCGAAAAGGACGAGCGCGAATACGCCGCCCACGCCAAGGGAGTCGACTCCATGATGACCCTCGGAGGGCGAACCTACTAGCCGCCCTGATGATGGCCCGGTGGCTCCGGGCCGAAACGCGAAAGCGTCGGCGGAAGCCAAGGAGATCAAAAATGACCGATGAAAATAAAGTCCTACAAGAGGTAGTTGCCAAAATCCACGACCGAGGGGAAATCGTCATGTTTGCGACAAAGCGCGAACTTGCAGACGTACTGCTGGCCATCCGAGAGATGGCATACGCAAACAAGGGGCAACTGACCGGGCTTGCAATGCACTACCTTACAGACGTGCAGGCGGCGCTCAGGACTCCCGAGGATAATGAGCGTATCGCCAACGAGGCCATTGCCACTCTCGAGTCCGCCGCCGCCACCATGGGCCGAAAGGGTGGCCTCGCCAAGAAGCCCACCAGCGCGGAGAACGGGAAGAAAGGCGGTCGCCCTCGCAAGCAACCGCCTACAGCCTAAGGCATCCATCCAACTAAGTGGGCAAGCTCGACTAGGATCGCGCCGACGATGAGCCCGCCAAGGGCCGCGCCGTCGCGCTGGTCGCGGGCCAGCTTCACCGCCGCCCGGTCGAGGTCGTGGACGGTTGCGACTGCCGCCCTGTAGTCGACCAACTCCTTCCGCGATGAGCCGAGCAAGTTCGAGGTCGCCAGCAAGTCCGTCTGCAAGGCGTCCACCGTCAACGACAAGCTCGTGACTTTGTTCTCGGCCGCTTGCCATCTCGCTTCGGAGCTCGCCAACTTGGCGAGCAAGGTCCGCACCTCGTCGTTGCGCTCGGTCAAGCGCGTCACCAACTCGAGCGAGGCTTTGCTCAAGGACCAGCCCACGCTCTGCGGCTGTACGGGCGGCAGCGGCGCGCTGGTTGTCGATTGCGCGGTCAGAGGCGACGGGAGGGCGAAGAAGCACAACGCACAGAACAGCGACAGCGCCAACAGCGAACCCGAGGACGAACAGGATGAGCGACCGAGTGACGCCCATTTCACGACTGCCTCAGTTGGTAGTGCGGCAGATCTTCCTTGCCCTTCCAGTCCCCGCCCCACTCCAGACCCTCGGCCTTGAAGTACGCCGCGAGTGCTTCGTAGTCGGCCCGGGGGGCGTTCCATCGAGGCTGACCGTTGCCTAGGGCTGGCACCACGTCAATGGCTTGCCCGATGAGGTGGCGACTGTCCAGGGTCCAGGTGACCACCTTGCGGTTCTCGCCCTCGCTGATGGCCCACAGTCCCGCGTCTCGGCGCTTGGCGTTGACTGCGGCCGTCGACTCCCGACCCTGAGCGAAGTACGCCTTTTGGGTCAGGACGGAGCGGTGGGTTTCGGAGATGTAGACCGAAAGCCCCGCCGCCTTGATCTTCTCGAGGGCGCATTTGACCATGTACCTGGTGCGAGGCTCCAGCGCCTCGACGTCACGAACGAGCCCGCCCATCACGCACACTCCCGATAGGCGCTCTTCGCGATGGCGATGCAAGCCCGGTACATCCCCCGTAGTCTGTCGAGCACCACGGGCCGACCGCTCTCAAGCGCCTGGTGCAGATCCAGGTGGTCCACGTTCCGGGCCAGTAGCCGTTCTTCGAGGTCGTCAGCGATGGCGTGGTAGAGTCGCTCGGCCTTGTCCTTGCAGTACGCCTCCTCGTCCCGGTCGGCCAGCGCGTCGAGTCCGTTGTGGATCAGCCGGCGCACGATGACCTCAACCTGACCGTCGAGCACAATCCGCACGTGGTCGCGCTTGGCGAGGTGTGCGCCGTGGTCCTCTTCCTTGATCCCGCCTGCAATCATCTGCGTCACGCCTCGCAGGGCGTCCCACATCTCGTCAAGCTGGCGGCTCATCACCGTGGCCTTGACGTCCCTCGGGTGCGCCAGAGCCATCTCGTCGACCTTGTCCAGCGGCACCGACTCAGGGGGGCCACACTCGGCGTCAGGAGCGGGTACGGCGGCGTCTTCCAGGGTACCCACGGGCGTGGTGACCTTCTTGCCCTTGACGAGCGAGCGGACCACCTGGACGAGCGCCGGTAGGATGTAGGTAGCGATGCCCCACAGTCCCACGGCGACGACGACGACCATGAGGGTGAAGAGGAAGGCCAGACGGAAGGTGCCACCCCAGTCTCGGGCGGCGTCGAGGATCAGTTGCAGAATGTTCAAAGTGGTGCTCCTTACGTGATTCGCTTGACGGTTCCGCTGAAGATCTCAGAAAATCCACTGGTAACCAAACCGTTGACGACGACACTTGAACCACCGGCCACAGTGCCGCCCGAGTAGACTTTGCCACCAGCGATGGCCGAGTGGACCGATGCCGCGAGAACGTTGGTCGGGACGAGCGCGAGGTCAATGTCGACCTGATACGTGCCCACGGCAGGGAGGGCGAATGTGATTGCCCTGGCCGTGCCTCCGGTGATTCCACACGCCCACTCAATGAGGGCCATCTGCCCTACCTCCAGCGCCACCACAGTCTCCGTCCGGTTGACCGTCCCCGTGGTGATGCGGGAGTCGTTGACCGTGTTCCAGATGCGGGTACCATCGCTCATGTCGATGTAGCGTCCTCGCGCCTCGATACCCTTGCCGACCACGCCGCCGCCAGCTTCGAGGGGGATGGAGCGGAGGATGTAGGAGGCAGAGATTCCGTCGTATCCAATCATTACGAACGACCCAAGGTCAGAGAAATCCAACCCGCCCCAAGACAAAGCTGTCCCATGGGACGAAATCTCTGTAGACACCGCCAGCCATGTGACTCCGTCGTCAGTGGATCGCGCAACCTTGCCGGTATCCCCGCCAGCGATCCAGCTTCCAGTTCCGTGTGAGATTGAGCGAATAATCGTAGCCCCAAACGGGTTCGTGATAAGCGATCCCCATGTCACACCACCGTCCGTAGAGCGAGCAATCTTGCCACCATCTGCGCCAGCGATCCAGGTGCCGTTTCCACTGGAGAGCGTGTTTATGGTAGACGTCCCAAACGGGTTCGTGATAAGCGATCCCCAGGTCACACCACCGTCCGTAGAGCGAGCAATCTTGCCCGACACACCAACGGCAACCCATACGCCGTTGCTGTACTCAACAGTGGTTATTGAATCGGTCCCAAACGGGTTCGTGATAAGCGATCCCCAGGTCACGCCGTCGTCAGTAGAACGAGCAATCTTGCCCGACACACCAACGGCAACCCATACGCCGTTGCCGTGTGCCACTATCAATATCTGCGAAGCGCCGAAAGGATGGGTAACCTCGTTCCACACCTTCCCCGGCGACGAGGTGACCTGTGTCGCCTGAAGACACCCTGACAACACCAACGCCAGCACGCCGCTGGTCAAAAACTTCGTGAGCAAGTGAGCCATCCATTCCTCCTGAACTCCATTGGACCCGATGAATTCCTTGATGGCGAACTCGTAGGGACGAGTCCCCGTCAGGCGCGGATCTTTGCCCATGTAAATCAGCATGTCGCCAGCCGTGGGAGTGCCGCCGCCGCCAGCCGTCGAGCCGACCGTATCCTGGAACTGCACCGAGTAGGCGCTGATGAACTCGCTGAACAGGCGAAGGACGAAGTCAGTCGAGCGAACGGGGACGATCACGCCACCCTCGAGGAAGGTTGCTCGCCTGAAGATGTCCCCTTGTGCGAGCGCGATCTGGTCGCTCGTCGGTGAGGTGACGTCGGCCCACCCGGACAGCGTGTAGATGCGAAGGACCGAGTCGCCCGCTCCGGTAGTGAGGGACGTGGTGTAGAGGTAGAGGTCGCCCAAGTGGTTGTCCACGGCGGGGTCAACGGTGAAGCAGCCGCGATACTTCGCCGTCTGGGTGGCGACCGCATCGACGACGAACTCGGCCACGTAGTCAGAGGCCACGGCGACCGAGACGTTGTACACGGCCAGTAGTGTCACAGTCCCGCCGGCGGCGAAGAACTCGAACTTGATACCCTTGGTTGCGGCCACGGACGGCGCGTAGTCCTTCGACGCCTCGTCGGAGGCCGAAGTGTAGACCGTCGTCCAGGTCGTGCCGTCTGCCGTCTCGTAGATCTTGAAGCGCCCCAGGATCGGGACACCGTCACCGCCGCCGAGTCTGCGGTACCCCGTGGCGTAGAGGGTCGCGGGACTCATCGCCCCGGACGCGGCCATGGCCACGGAAGCAGAGGAGGTCAGGATGTAGTATTCCTCGACCGGAGGCTCAGGCACCAGGTCGGGCACGAGGTTGCTGTCGTCGTCGGTTGGCGAAGTGATCGTCGTGGTCCCCGTGGTGGCGGCAGACAACTGCTTGATCTTGTAGCCGAAGGACCGCGAGGATTCGTCGTAGCTTTTCCCGTGGATGAACCCGGTGGCCGTGATGCCGCCGATGTCCACAGTGCACCCGGCCCCGAGCGCGTAGTCGCCATAGGACTTGAGCGCGTAGACCTGAGGAAGTCCGATGAGGTTCTGTCGCAGGAAGTCCGCGAGGTTCTCGGCCATGGCCTCATTTGTCGGGAGGCCGACGCGGTACTTCTTCGCCTTAGTCCCGCGCGCTCCGGTGCTCTTGGCCGTCAGGTTGTCGCCGTGAACCGTGCCCGTGAGGTCGGGGATCTGGATGCCTATCTGGAGGGCGGTCCCTAGTGTTGGCGCGCCGGAGGCCACGAGGTTGAAGTTGATCACGCCCGAAGAATAGGAGTAGCCCGTGACGCTGAAACCAAGGGTCCCGTAGGTGGCGTCGATGCGGGAGACTTCGGTCACCACGCCGGTTCCAGTGTCGAGCTCAAGCCAGCGGCGGCCAAGGTACAGATCTCCTACGATGTGCTGGTAGGTGGGGATGACGTACCCGGACCCGTCCACGCCCGCCTGGACGTGGGCCCAATTGTCGTAGTGCCATCGGTCCTGCACAAAGAAGCGTATCTTGGCGATGCCCCACGTCAGCAACGACTTCCCACCCGCTTCGGCAGGGGCGACGATGGTGATTTGAGTGGTGGACGAGTAGGCGACCTCAAGGGACTTCTGGGCCGTACCATCGATCTTGAGCGGTATGGTCTGCGCGGGGTCGGAAGCCTTGAAGCATGACCACCCTTCCCCAGTCTTGCCGATGTGAACAAGAGTGCCGGCCGTCGAGTATTCCACCTCAACCGAGTCCTCAACGAACCCCGTCCGGTCGATGCGGAAAGACCCGTCGATGACGTTTTCGTTGGCAACCGAGAAGGTGACTGAAGCGCCGACTGTGTTGATCCAGGGCGCAAACTGAGCGGTTCCGTCAGCGTCGAACCACCAGCGCCATCCCTGTTGCCACAGAAGATTAGTCAGGGCCTCGAGGAGGTTGTCGCCAGCGGTGGCCAGGAACAGCGGGAGGTAGTTGTTGGTTTCGGGGTTGAACACGCCGCCCATGGTCGAGGTCGTCGCGGTGTTGGGCGGGGTGTAGGCGACCGTCGCCGAGGCCATGGGAAAGAGCTTGTGCAGGAGCGAGTGCGCCGTGTCGGAGGGCTTGGACAGCCAGTGGTCGAGGTACACCAGATCCGAAGCGAGGGCGCAGTCCAGGGCCAGGGACGGGTCTTGCACGGTCAGCGGGATCGTGGTGCGCCGCCAAGACGCATAGCCCACGGAGTCGACAGGGATGAGGTAGCCGGTGAAGATGCGCACCGCGTCCTTGTCGACAGTGAAGGGCACGAGGTCGGAGGGTAGCAGGGACAACAGCTTGAGCGCCAGGGCCGAGGAGTAGACTACCTCGACCTGAAACGTATTCTTCACAAACTTGAAGTCCTTGGCGCATGAGTAGAGGTCGAAGCTGTAGTTGCGATCGGTCGCCGGGGTTAGGTCCGTGAACGACGGATCACCGGGCCATTTGACCTGGACGGAGTAGGTGCTCAAGCGATCCCCCGGTAGTCACGCAAGTCCTGCGCGCGGTTGAGTGAGGCGACGAATTCCTGATCCACGTTGCCGTAGACCTTGTCGATGATGATCGTGGTGCCGCCTCCCCCGCCCCCATTGGCAAGCGAGAGAAGTCGGGCCTGCTGCGGAAGGGAGAGCACCATCTCGCGGGAGTTGAGCCGGGAGAGTACCTGGTCGCCGCTGAAGGAGTTGCCAGGGACGATACCGCCCTGCGCGAAGGCGGGCATCTTCTGGCCTGAGATGAGGCCGATGTTGGCGATGGTTGTGCCAGCGGCCAAGGCTCCCATCGCAAGGGCAAGCGGGATGTTGGGCAGAAGCTTGAGGGCGTCGAGTCCTGCGACCGCACCCGCCATCAGGGCCTCGGTGATCGACGCATCTCTCTGAGCCTTCCAAGCCTTCTTCTTGGCCTCGCGTTCGGCGTCATTCAGTTCCTTCTTGCGGAGGTAGAGCTCATTCGCGCGGTCGACTTCCATCTGACCCGTGTCCTCACCGTTGCGGCGGGCAATCTCGATCTTGAGGTCTTGAGCGGCGGTGTACTCCTCAAGCTCACGGCCCATGCGGTCAAGGTTGGCCTGGGTGGCGTCCTCTTGGAGCTTGGCGTAGAGGGCGAAGGTGCCCGACACCATTTCCCAGCCCTTCCCCAGGCTGGCGAAAAGGTCGTCGGCGTTCTTCTTGTCGCGGGCTGCCTTCTCGTTGGCCGCCACTTCGTCGCTGTCGTAGAACTCCTGCATGAGCGCGGTCTGGGTGGCCCAGGCGTCAATCTCATCCTGCAAGGCAGTCGACACGGGTTGGGCGAGCGACAGGTCGAGCCCGGTGCCAATGGGCGTCGAGCCGACGGGCATCATGCCGCCGAGAGTAGACAGCGCGTCGGGCGACCAAGACTCATAGCCGCCGAGTTGCGCGACGGTGTTGGACGGGAGGGGCGGCAACGGGACTGTTGACCCAGTGCCCGGAAGACTGGTCCCGGGAGCGTGAAGCCTCGACTGCAACCTCGAATTGATGTCGTTGCGCGTCCTGACCGACATGTCCCACGTGTCGCCAGAGGTCAGCCCCCTAGCCTTCATGTAGGCGTCGGCGGCGGCCAGCTGCTTGGTCAGTTCATCAATTGTGTAGTCTTTGGCAAGGGATTTATTGACGCCCTTCAGCGCCTCGGTTGCCCACTTGATCATGGGCTCGTAGGCGTCGAACGCCGCCGCACCCATCTGCTTCATTGTGTCGTCCCAAGCGTTGGCCAGGTTCCGAAGCGCGCCATTGACCCCGACGTTGATCGACTCGGCCAGACCGTCGAACTTGCCCTTGATCTTGTCGAGGATGATCGTCTGCGCGCCCAGGAGGTTGCCCGAGGACTGCAGTAGTTCGATCTGCTCCTTCTCTGCGTCGTTGAACCGAACCCCGGCTTTCGACAGCGCGGCCAGTCCGTTCGTCGGGTCGTCGAGAGCCTTGCCGAGAGCCTTCGCGGCGGTGTCCACATCACCGAAGACAACGCTCATGTTGGCCGACTGCTTGATGGCTTCCTCAAAAGTCTTGCCCGTCACGTCTTGAAAGGTCTGCATGGTGGCGACCGCGTCGAGAAGGGCGCTGTCGTCGATGCCCGTGGCGTCCTCAAGGGCAGAGGCGAGGTTGAGCACCTGGGAGGCGGTGAGGCCCAGTTGGTTGCCGCTGACCTTGAGTTGAGCGGTGAGGCGCAGGGACTTCTCCTCGAAGTCGCCGTAAGCCTTGACCGCGTCGCCCACGAAGTCGGCGATCTTCCCGAGGGCCATCACGGCGGACGCACCATAGGCGGTCATCTTGGCGGCGTCGAAGGCGTTCGCCTGGGTCTTGCCCATCTCGGCCATCTTGGCGTTGGTAGTGGAGAGCTTGCCCTCGATGTTGCGGAGTTGGGCGGTGACCTCTTCCTTCAGCTGGATTTGATACTGGGTGGTCTTCGCCATGCCTCTGATATAGTCAGCGCGGGGTCTTGGCGATGGCTGACCCGAGCTTGCCGAGGAAGTCCATCAACTCGGCGGGCTGGTCGAGGTAGGTGCCTTGAAATGGTAGGTACTTAAGACCCTCGGAGCCGAAGAAAGCGAACCACCCGCCGACGAACGCCTGCGCGGCGAGAAGGCCCTGGTCCTCGGTACGGAGGAACTGCCCTGACTCTTCAATCTGAGTCAGGGCTAGTTTCAAGTCTTTTTTTTTGCGGCTGACAGGGGCGTGTTGAACTCGGCGATGGCGTCGAACACGGCGGCAAGGAACTCGGGGTGCTTGTCCTCAAGGTCCAGCAGCACGGAATCTGAAACGCCCACCTCGGTGCCGTCTGAGGTCTTGAGCGCCCACTTCGCCACACCGTCGGCCACGGTCGCCCGCACGATCTTGCGGTACTGTTCCATGGTTCCGGCGTCGACGATGCGGGTCATGGTCTGGCCGTCTTCGCCGGGCTCCTGTTCGATGCGGCGACCCTCGAGGGCCAACAGCTGGGAGTAGTTGCGGAAGGCAACAGAGTGAAGCCTGAGGGTCACGGCGACCCCCAGGATGTTCACTTCTTTGCGGTTCAGGACGAGGTCGGAGTATTCCAACTTAGTACGCCGCCACGTGAGCGTTGATCAGGGTGATGGTGACCGGACTGACGGAGATCGACCCGGTTCCGGTAAAGTCGAAGCTCTGGGTCATGCCGCCGTCATCGTTGGAGATCTCGCCGCCCTTGAGGTACACCGAGGGGAACAGGATGCGGACCCCGTAGGTGGCATCTTCCCAGAGTTCCAGCTGGAGACTGACGGCCACGTTGGCCAGCAGTTTGTCCCGCAGGATTTTCGAGTTGCCGTTCATGTTGACGACGATCTTGCCCGAGGCCGAGAAGCCGCCGGCCGAGATGCCCGACAAGACGCCAGCGTTTCCGAGGCGGTAGTCGTCGGCGCTCAGGTTGTTGTCGAAGCTCAAGGACGCGCTCAGCAGTTCGCCGAAGTTGGCGGCGTTGACCTTGACGGCGGTCGCGGCGTTGGAGTCCTTGAAGGTCAGCACCCGGTTGGTCGGCATGGCGTTCTTTTCCATGCGCACGACTTCGAAGGTTCCGGTTCCGGCAACGGCGAAGGTTGCCAGGGCCACGCCGCCAGAAGTGAGGGCGACCTTGAAGTTGGCTCCGGTCGGGGCGCTCACGTAGTAGTCCACACCCTCGGCCAGTCCGGTCGGAAGGGTCGAAGTGTCGGACTGAAGGTTGAAGCGGATCACGTCATTGGCGACGAAGGTGTTGGTCGCGGTAATGATGCCGGTGCCGGTGGCCACGTTGCCCGGGACAAGGTTAATGGCCTGGTCGGACTCGTCTTTGAAGATGTACTCAGCGGCCCCGGTGACAATGGCCTTCTGCGCGATCTCGAGCGACAGGCTCTTGCACATGGCCCCGACGAGGTTCTTCATGCTGTAGCCGCCGAGGCCCGACAGGAAGGTCCACGAGGGAAGGACGCCGTTGGTCATGGTGAAAACGTGGGTGTAGGGACCGGCACCGCTGACCACTTCGGTGCCCAGCAAGCCCTTCAGAAAATAGCCGATGGTTTCGATGTTGAGTTCGAAGGGGACCGACAGTTTGCCGGATCTGCCCGCGAGGATTGAGCCGTAGTTCGCACGGCTGCCGGTGAGCGTGGCCGACTCAATGAAGTCTTCCTCGAGGGCGGCGGTGTGCTTGGTGTTGGGCACAAGGGCGGTCGTGGCGACGGGAGTACCCCACGCGCTCTCCTTGCCGATGGAAAGGGTATTTGCTCTGGCAGTGAATCTCATGGGGGTGAGCCTCCACCGCTGATATAGTCAGCTAGGCTAGGCCCCTTCGTACTGCGCCCGGGTCGCTTCCTCGTCCCAGTCGGTGCCCTCGGCGTTGAGCACCTGGTAGTACTGGTCACCGTCCTGGATGTGGGCAATGTTCTGGTCAATCTGTTCGAGCGTCAAAGCGTCCTCCTAGTTGGCCATGGCAAACGAGCCAATCGAGAACCGGGTCTGAAGGGTCGCGGCGTTGGTGAATCCCACCCGGGCATACCGCCAGCTGGGCCGGTGGATGATCTCGGCGTAGAACCCGCCCCCCGCAACTGCCGCCGTGGCCACACTCTTGACCCGTCTCCAGTTCGTGTTGTCGCGGCTGACCTCGAGCCAAAGGGTGCCCGTCTGGTCAGACTCTGCCGACAGCCTCAACTCCTTGGCGTAGGTTGCGGCGTTGGCCATGGCGGTCGCGGTCGCAGTGACGGTGAGGTCGCGGGAGGTTCCCGTAAAGGTGGCGTTGGCGGCCAGGGCTACGGCAGAGTCATCCCACCAGATCCCAGCGGCGGCCATGAACCCGGCCCGCACGGCTGCGGCGGCCAGCGTCGAGGTGACAGACCCGGAGATGGGCTGGGTACCCGTGACCTGAGCCGACGGAACGGGCTCGGTTGCGAAGGCTCCGGGCCGCAGGATGTACGCGGCAGTGCCAGAGGTGTGAGCCGTGGCGCGGACGCGGAACCATGCGTAATCGCCGACGTTGGCGTGCCACATGTATGCAGGGGTGGCGGCAAGAACTCCCGTCGCCGTCTCGACCGTGTTCGCGTTGGAGCGAACAGCCTGGACGCCGTACCAGTTGCCGTCGGTCCCGTTGGTTGAGTTGTTGGACGCTTCGAAGGTTGCGTTGTGCCCGACGAGTGTGGTGGCGACCATGGAAATGGAGAGGTTGGAGAACCGTTTGCACTCAATGGCGACGTTCTGCCCGTTGGCGGTAATGGACCCGGTAACCGCCGGTACGCTGGCGGGCTGGGTCGCCACCTTGAGCCGCCCCGCCTCGTCGAGCTTCAGCGCCGTGTAGTCGCCGTCATTGGCTGTCGGGGTGTCTGAGTCCCAGCGGATACCCAGCACGAGGCGGCCCATGTCGCCGGAAGTGTGCGCCGAGTCTTCGGCGAAGATGCCGCCGGCAGAGGTGACGAGGGCGAGAAGGATGTCATTGAGCTTGGAGTCGGTGGCCGCGTCGGGGGGCAACGGGAGCGAGGCGGCAGAGACGGCGATGGTCCCGGCCAGCAGAGCGCGGATGGCCTCGGCCTTGGCGATGGTTGCGGCGTCGGGGAAGTCTCCCGGGAAGTTGGACACGGCAGTGGTGACCGTCTCGAGGGCGGCGAGTGTGCCAGCGTCCAGGGCTACCGCTCCGCCAGACTCAAGCTTGGCGTTGAGTTCGGTAAGGATATTTCCCAGCGCCGTCAGGATCAGGTCTTGCTTGGCCTCGGTCGAAAGGTTGGCGAAGGCGTTTCGGAGCATCAGGTACCGTCCTCGACCCAGAAGGTCATGTCAGAGCCGTCACCGAGGCCCGTCTGAATCCACAGTCCCGGCTCAGTCAGTCCCGGGTCGGTCGCGCTGACGACGAGGTTGCCGCCGCCGCCCGTTCCACCCGAACCTGACAAACCCTGCTCGGCCACAAAGACAACCTCGACGGGGTGCAGATCCTCAATCACGGCGACGATCTCGACCGCGCCGGAGAGCGTGAGAGTCAGCGCCCCTTCGACCTCGACAACGGCAATGTCACTCAATCGGTCACTTCCGGGGACAGCAGGATGGAGCCGTTGAGGATGCGGGTTACCTTGCCTTCCCAGTCCACAATCTCGATGTCGTACACGAAGCGGGCCAGCTCGCTGAACTTCTCCCCGGTAGCCGGAAGCGCCGAGGTCTGGACGTCGGTCAGCGAGATGGTGATGCGGCCCGTGGTTTCGTCGGGATCGACGGTACAGGTGAAGGACTGGAGGGCGGCGACGTCCTGGGCGCTGGCCTTGATCATGCCGCGCGCGGTGTAGCCGGTCAGGTCGATGGGAACGCCTGCGGAGGTCTTGAGGGTGATGACGCGCGAGAACGTCGATCCCTGGTCAATCTGAAAGTCGGCAATGCCAGCCATGAAGGCCCCCCGCCTTTGATATAGTCAGATGGTCAGTTCAACGGAGACTTGGGCGAACAGGAACGTCGGGCGGGTCGCATCATGGAAAAGGTCGATGCTGTCAGCCGCGGCGAGGACCACGGAACCGCCGAGAGTCTTGTGCGTGTCGAAGAATTCCTGTACGGCCCCGATCAGGTCATCCTCGTCCATCTTCCAGACACACAGGTACAACTCGAGCGAGACGGTGGCGTGATACTGGTCGAACGTGTTGTCGTTGAGCCGGATCAGGCACTCGTTCTTTCCCGTCAGCGTCGGGTCGAAAGGCTTGTCGTCAATCTTAGTCAGGGCCGCCGGCAGAGCCGCCGAGAGGTTGGCCTTGAGGTACGCCTTCACGGCTTTGCGGGATTCGGCAAGGGTCATCGGCGTCTCCTGATTCCCAGCAGTAGGTACTTGTTCAGGTCGGGGAGCTTGTTCTTATCGAAGTCGTCGAGCGCCTGGTCAATCACCTGGTCAGCGAGGCCCGAGGACTGAAGGGCTGCGTCGAAGGATTCCCAGAGCGGGAGCTTCGGGATGCCGCGCTTGGAGCCGGTGGTGAAGATGTTGAACAGCGGGGTGTGAAGGCTGGCCGAGAACCCCGTCTTGAGGTTCTTGAACTTGGCCGACAGCCCTTCTCGCTTTGTCGCACCAGTCCTCACACCGAAGCCCTGGACTGCGCCCGACAGGATCCCAGGAACGCCGATCTTGATGTTGGCCATGCCCGCGATCTGGGCGACGATGTACGGGCCGAGAGCGGGGCTGATGAGCAGTTTGCGGTTCAGGTCCAGGGCCACCTCGTCGCTGACCTTGTTAACGACGAACTTCATGCGAGCCTGTAGTTGTCGAGCGTCTGCCGGACCTCGTAGGGGATGGCCGTGTCGAAGGTGGTTGTCACGTCGCCGCTGACCTGAGATTTGATGCCGACTTGCTGGGAGAAGATCCGCGCCTTGTCCCACTTCACCGTTTTGTAAACGGCTTCCTTGAGGTCGTCAGGCAGCGAGGTCATTCCCCCGGTCCAAGTCACTTTGCACGGGGTTTCGGTCCACACGTGGCCGCTCTGGAACATGACGATGCCCGAAGGCCCGTCGACCCAGAAGCCGGTTGTCCATTCGGTATCGGCGGCAAACAGCCCGAGGGGGTCGATGTAGATCCGCACCGACGTGGCCGGGAGCGCGTCGAGGATAATCCGCGAGCGCCACAGGTCGGCCTTCGAGTAGGAACCCGGCGCGAATTTGCGGCCGCAGTACTTTTCGATGGCGGCAGACGCGGCGTCGATGAGTCCCTGGAGTCTGGTCTTGTCGGTGGTTTCGGCGGGGTCCAGGCCATCAAAGGCGCAGTACTCTGCCCAGGTGATCAGGCCCATGGGTCCCCCAAAAAAGGAGCCGGTCGAGTCACCGGCAAGACGTCCCAGGAGGGGCCCGGCGGGAAGGAGTCACCCGCCGGGATTTTGTTACTTGACCTGCCAGACCTTGTAGGCAGCGCCGTCCACGATGCGGCCGTCGATGCGCTCCATGAAGAGCACATTGCTGGCGAAGGCGACAGCCGAGGGCACGACCTTGGACTGAATGGTTCCCTGGTCGCTGGCGCGCTGGGCGATGGCGTAACCGCGCTTGAAGTCACCGTAGGCCATGAGCTTGGTCAGGGTCGTGGTGGCGTAGGCGGGAGCCAGCGAGGTCAGCACGTAGGGGACGCCCTGGATGGTACCGGCCCGGGTGTCGACCTCGAGCTTCATGGTCGCGTCCTTGAGGTTGATGATGGCGGCGAGGACCGAAGGCGAGAGAATCAGCTTCTCGCGGCCCCTGCGCCACTTCGTTTCTAGCGACTGCATGAAGTTCAGGATGTCGGCGAGGACGACGGTCGCGGTGGTCGTGGTCTGCACGATGGTACCGCCGTTGAACAAGCCCTGGGGACTCGACGCGCCCGCACCGTTGCCGAACATGGCGGTGGCTTCGGCTTCACCGATGGCGCCACCAGCGGCCTGGCTCAGGAGCTTGGACACGTTGTAGAAGTCGTCCATCATGGTCGCGTCGTTGACGGTGATGCCACCGTGCAGGGTGAACGCGCTCAGCTGGACGGGGGTCACGGTCACGTCGGCGGGGGTGATGGTCGCACCTTCAGCGGCCCACGCGACAGTAGCAGTTCCGGGCACGGGGACAGCGCCGTCACCGGGGAGGGTGTAGACGCTGGCCAGGCCGCGCATCGGGTTGGACTCGGCGACGATGTCGAGGATCTCCTCAATCATCTTCGGGGTGCCAGCGCCTCCGGAGGCCATGGCGCGAAGCTCGGGGTTGGACAGGGTCATGGCTTCGATGACCGACCGCAGGGTCAGCTTCTCGAGCTTGGGGGTGGCCCGGTTCTCGGGGATGTTGGGCGTGTTCATCGGCGCTCGCAGTTCGGCGTCGATCTGGGTGTCGAGGCTTTTGACCTGGGACTCAATGTCCGACAGGCGTTTCTCTTCCATGGCGTTGAGGCCGCGCTTTTCGGTTTCGGCAACCTTGGCGATTTCGGAGCCCAGGGCGCGGAGCTCTTTCTGGGCGGTGAACAGTTCGGTGACCTTCATGATTCTTCTCCTCAGATGAATCGATGACGGGCGAGGCTCGGGCGCTCAGTCGGCTCCGGTGCGGGTGCGGCCGGAGTGGCGGGGGGCTGATTTTTCGCGGCGTCTCGCTGCTGATATAGTTCGCCCGCGCGGGCACCCATCAGGTCGCGTACTCCGGCGGTTGTGGCGCTGTAGGCCGGATATGCCACGAAGGACACTTCGAACAGGCGAACCTCTTTCAGAGTGCGGGTGAAGGTGTCCTTCTCGCGGTCGTATTCCCACTCGTCGATGATGGGTTCGAAGGCGAAGCTCATGCCGTCGATATCGCCGCGCGTGATGGACTCAACCAGGTCGTTGGCGTAGCTGGTATTCGGCGGGTCAACCTCGACGCTCAGGCCCGTGTCATCCGTGCCCAGGCGCAGGGTGTTGGACGAGACAGCGCCAAGTACCTGATCCCACTCGTGATGAGCCAGGGCCTTGATCTTGCGGTTCTCGCTCAGCGTCTTAGTGAAGGCGCCGGGGGCAATGATCTCGGTAAAGCCGCCAAGGTCTTCAGAGCGGGAGTTGAACACGGCGGCGTATCCGACGAGCGTCTTTCCCTTCCCGTCCACGCCTTCGCGGGTTTCGGCTTTCTGGATCTGGAAGTTTCTGGTTTCGGTTTTCATGGTCCGCTCCTATGTCCGCATCGCGGCGTGTGAAATCTTCTTGGTGACCAGCGCCAGGTATGCCTCGCGCTCCTTGTCCCGCTTAACGCGCCACGCTAGCAGGGCCTCGCGCCGCTTCTTCGGGAACAGGAACCAGACAAGGCGCGTGAACAGCTTGGCGGGCGGTGTTGCCGGAACCATCCGGTCGAACTTGGCGGCGATCACGCCGGAGTACCCGGAGGCCACAGATCGGCCATGCTTTGCGCGCTTCTGGCTCATGCGGGGCCTCCCGGGGCGGCGAGTTGGTTGACGGGCGAGATGTCCCCGCCATCGAGCTTGGCTTGGTTCTGGGGGATGAGGATGATGTCTCCACCCTCGACCCGGTTATAGTTGAGCTTTGCGCGGGCCTCGTTGAGGGTGATCAGTCCAGCCTTGACTTGCTTGTCCAGGAGTTCTGTCATCCCTACGCTGTCGGGCTTCACGATGCTGGTGTAGTCAAACTCGACGTAGCGGACGGCCTGCATCCCGACCGAGACGAGGCCCGCGTTGAAGGCGGCTTCGATGCGGACAGCCAGGGGCCTGAGACACGATTGCCAATACTCAATCTGCTGGGCTTCGATGCTGGAGTAGCTGACCTTGGTCGTGTCGCCGAGCTTGTAGGGAGGGACGCGGAACAGGCGGGCAACCTCGGAGACTGTGAAGCCCTTGGCCTGGAGCAGCTGGGCGTCCTTCGCGTTCGAGGACACGTTCTGGTATTTCCACGCCCCGGCCAGCACGGCGATCTTGTGGCGGTTCCCAGCGCCGCCGTAGCGGGCTTCCCAGTCGGCTTGGGCTTGCTTGCGGCCCTCGACCCCGGTCTTGTCCTCGGTGGTCAGCAGGCCAGCAGGTACGGCGGCGTTTTTGAAATAGTCGCCCGAGAAGTCGTCCAAGGCCACCGCCCCGGACAGCGCCCGGTTGCAGATCTCCAGGAGGGAGAGGCCCTTGTAGCCGTCAACCGTTAGGCCGATGATGTGGATGATTTCGATGTCAGTGAACACCGTGCCGTCGAACTCGTAGAACTTCTTCCGGCCGTCCCACTTCACTTGCACGGACTCGGGCGGGATGCGGTGAAGCTGGACCACTTCGCCGACCTGGTTGACGCTCTTGAACACGAAGGCGTTACCCTTCATGAGCAAGTCATAGGCGACGACGCCAAGGAACACGGGGGCGGTCTGGTAGGGGTTGGGCTGGAAGCGGAGCATCCACGGGAGCCACGCCTTAGCCTCGAGCCCGACAGCCAACCGGCCGCCGTCAGGGGTGCGGTCATAGACCTTGAGGGCCAGGGACGATAGATCCCCGACAACCAGGTTCACAGCTGACCAGACGGAGGGCTGACCAAGGGCTCGGCGCTCGGCGACTTCGCCAACGGTGCCGAACCAGTTTTGCAGAAAGTTCAGCCCGGGGTGTAGCGATCTGCGGCCGAAGCCGAGGCGGTCGAGGATTCCCATGCCCTCGATATAGTCAGATGTCAGATCGTCAGGCCGCCTTGCTCTTCCTCGGGGAGTGAGTTCGACAGGGACGCGGCCCACACGCTCATTATGGCGCACACGAGGAGGTCGATGTGCTGGCTCTGGTCCTCGGGCTTCACGACCTTCAGCTGATTGGTGTTGTACTTCGACAGCAACAGGCGGGCGTTGAGGAAGCACCACACGGCCACGGGGCTGGCGTCAAACAGAAGCTCCCCCTTGGCCAGAAGCTCCTCAAACCCGCGAGTCTGTGGCGACAGGTGGAACGAGGTCTGGGGCACAGAGACGCCCGTCCAGCCCAGCACCTTCTCAGCGCGGAGCACCAGCGGGATGGCTTGCATGGCCCGGTCAAAGCTCATGTCCACGATTTCAAAGTCCTTC